AGAGAGAGAGAGAGAGAGAGAGAGAGAGAGAGAGTAGGAAGGAGGGGGGGATGGGGTGAGAGGAGTTTGTTACACCCTCACACTATTTGGCGTACCTTGTCTGCAATTAGTACCTCGACCAGCATCCAGTCAAGCGACAAGCTGTCGATTGCCCCCGTGGACTTATTAACTCCCTCAAAAACAAACTCGGTTGTGTTGCCCCCACGTACACCCGTTAAAATTCTCGTGGTGCCCGAAAGTTCCCGTGTCAAACCAGAGCACTGCTTAAAGTCACCCGCTGACGAACCGAGGTAGTCCCGAAGAGTAGGAAGAGTAAACTCTGTCGGGGATTGATTTAGTATTGTCAAAGAAAATCTAAATTTGTGTGGTGCTACGGTAGTCCAAACCCTTACAGTATGCTCGTATAGGCTGAATTTGTCCTGCTTACCATTGAGTTGTGTTTGGATAGCGGATGTCACCCCACTCAGGTATCCTAAGTGTGTAGTTGTTATATTCGTTGTAGCCACTTTACCGTCCGTGCCTGTAACCAACACCCTATGGGGTGTAAAGTTAATAGTATCCTGCTTAGCATCTAACGCTGTTTTAACTCCACCAGAGGTAACAGGATTCGTAGATGATGCCGTAGGGGTTAAGTCGAAGGTCAGCGTAGCCTGTTTGGCGTTGAGCTGTGACTGTATAGCCGACGTTACCCCATCCAAGTGCCCAAGTTCGGTTGACGTTACAGCACTAACAGCTACCTTTCCACTCCCATCGGATATCAATGCTCTGGATGCAGTTAAATTAGAGGAGGCGATTGTAGTCGCTCCTCCAGTGATTGTATCTTGTTTAGCATCTAAAGCGGTCTTCACGCCACCGCTCGTAACAGGGTTAGTGCTACCGCTTGCTGGCGCACTGTCGAAAGTGAGGTTATCCTGCTTATCTGTAAGTCGTGTGTCTAAATACCCTTTTGTTACGACATCGTAAGACCCTGGATTAGACCGCCTGGATGCCGTCACATACCCCTCACTATCAGCGTCATTGACTCTAACTACTATTTCAGCTACTTTTCCAGTACGGTTATTCACTGTATGTAGTTGGGAATAAGCATAGGTGGCCCCATCGTCCTGGCTTCTTAAAAGAGTAGTACGGTCTGAAGAATCGCCGTTATGAAAAACAACGTTGCTATTAGCCAACTTACTTTTTAATATCAAATTTCCATAATTTTGATAAATAATAGGCGATGATGTAAAAGTTTTTGTCCCGCTTATCGTCTCGTCGCCCGTCTTAGACACTTTACCACTTAAGTCAGAGATTGTATTTGCAGGCAGATTTGCAATCTTAGCTAAATCGGCAGGTGTGACCGTGCTAATCCCATCGCCTTGTATCCATGCCCCATCGACATACCTGAACACAGGTTGTGAGAATATGGAATGATTATAGTATGGGCTTGTAGATGCCGTCCCTGAGGTTGTACCTCCAATCATTTTATAGACATAATCCGTATTTCTAAGGGACATCGAGTATTCCATCGGTGTCATGAACTGTTTCCCATTCGCATCTACAGATAATATCCCTCCGATGTACAAATTCTGCTGTGCTAAATCCACACTCATATATGAGTTATCTCTTAGCGTTCCAGATGCATCGTAGAATCTACCGATTGAATATTTCCAGTTTGTGGTGCCCACTGCCTCAATACACATTATCGAATCGTACACGACTCCATTGGATACAAATGCACTGGTGCCTGAGTCGAGATAATATATCGGCAGAGATAAATCAATCGGATTTGTTGTGAATATCCTTTCTCCTGCAGTATTTCCCACCACCTTGGTTCCTTGTGTGGCGGACGTTTCTCCTGTAGTGGGGTCGATATAAACTCCAGTTACAGATACCTTGTCCACAGTTCCATCGGCTAGAGTCCCTAAAAAGGGGTAGTATGCACGAATGTCCCTGGATTCGGATGCGGTCGAGCCTACGATGGACGACGAGGAAACCTTCAATGCCTGACCTGCCAACCTTACGTTGTTAATCATCGTGGTGTCAGCATCGAAAAGGTCCTGAGAACCCAACAGATTATAATATTCTATGCTGGTTCCAGCGGAATTGGGAGTTGCATAGAACAGCATGGTCCCATTCGCGATAGCGTAAGTGGCTCCAGCGTTGGAGTTGGAGGAAGGTTGACCTGCCGAAGTGCGGACCTGCTTTGCACCCCCTCCGTTGATGTTCAGCGTAATCGAGTTCGCAGTGTTTCCCGATGTGAATTTGACTGCGAATATATCCCCTATCTGCGGAGTGTATGTGCCTGTTATGACCTTCGCCGTCGTTGAGACAGCAGTAGCGCAGGTGAGCTGTGGAATGCTGTTCTGCTTAGCATCCAATGCAGTCTTTATACCCCCAGATGTGACTGGGTTCAAGGAAGAAGCTGTTGGAGTTGTATCGAATGTTAAGTTGGGTTGTTTCCCATTCAGTTGCGTCTGTATGGGGCTGGTCACGCCATCGACATATCCCAACTCTGTAGCGGTTACTGCACTAACAGCTACCTTTCCACTCCCATCGGATATCAATGCCCTTGATGCGGTCAGATTAGAGGAAGCGATTGTAGTAGCTCCTCCTGTAATGTTATTCTGCTTGGTGTCCAGAGCGGTCTTGATACCACCTGAGGTAACAGGATTGGTCGAAGATGCTGTTGGGGTGGTATCGAAAGTAAGTTTATCCTGTTTCAATGCGAGTTTAGAGGTTATCCAACCACCTGTGATTATCTCATATGTCGTTGGTGTGTTATTTGTCAGAGGTGCGGTGGCGTATGTTCTTCCGTTATCTTCAACGCCTATAGTAATCTCAGCGGTCTGGGTCGTACGGTTATTTCTCGTTCGTATTTGCGTATACGCAGTTATTGAGCCATAGTCCTCGCCTCTTATCATTGTTGTCGGGGCTGACTGGTCTTGTGTGTAAAAATATATGTTAGAATTTTCTAGTTTGCTCTTTAGCTGTATACTACTATAGTTGGTCGATACAATAGGCGTATCCGTAAACGTCTTTACCCCCTCTATTGTTTCATAACCTGTCTTCGACACCTTACCATCGAGTGCGGTCTTCACTCCACCGCTTGTCACGGGATTGGTCGAAGCAGATGTAGGGCTGGTGTCGAACGTCAGAGTGGCTTGTTTTGAATTGAGCTGTGTCTGTATTGCAGAAGTAACTCCTACAAGGTATCCTAATTGTGTAGCCGTTGCAGTGCTTACACCAACCTTTCCACTGGCATCCGACACTAAAGCACGTAAACCTGTAAGGTTGGTTGTAGCGATTGTAGTTGCACCACCAGTGATTGTATCTTGTTTAGCATCTAAAGCGGTCTTCACGCCACCGCTTGTAACGGGATTGGTGGAGGATGTGGTGGGGGCAGTATCGAAAGTCAAGGTGTCTTGTTTAGCATCTAAAGCAGTCTTTATCCCATCACTGGTGACGGGATTGGTGGAGGATGTGGTGGGGGCAGTATCGAAGGTAAGCTTATCCTGTTTTGGGGCTAAAATGTCCGCCACATGCCCTTTTGTCAAAATATCGGTATCGGTTGCTTGAGCATACGAACGGTATGGCGTGCTGGAGTATCCTGTTCCATCTCCGTTCAGAGTTCTATATAGTTTCCAGACACCACTTGGGGTAACTATATACTCTTTATAACCCCCGTTTTGCTCCACAAACTCAAGATGTTGAACTGAGAAATATGTACCACTTGTATCTTTATTACCCAATAGGACCTTTCTGCCCGTCCCTATATTTGATTCTTTTGTTATTTGGTCATTAAATAATAACTCGTTATTAACATCATATAGTCTATTAATAATACGGGAGTTATAGCCAGCAACACCTATATCCTGGGTGGATTTTTGATATATACCCGTTGTAAATGTCTTTATTCCTGCGATTTCCTCATTACCCGTCTTCTTCACGGTGTTATCCAACGCAGTCTGTGTTGCCGTAGATATCCCTAAGTCGGCAGGTGCTAGATTAGAAACATTGTCAAGCCCTACGTCGCCCTTGGTCAGTTGCCTGGTTACCAATTTGAGGTTGTCAGCATCCCAGACTACGGGTGTATCGTCCGACATCAACCCAATTTCATCCCTGGTGGCAAGTGGCTGTAAATCTCCTACATCTCCAACCCTTGCAGTACCAGACGAATCCACGGACAGTTCTCCATCATTCGTTCCATCGTATTTCTTGAATGTCAGACCAGATGTGTCTCCTGCAATCAATCCAGCAGTCGCACCATCACGCATTATAATCTTATCATCAGTGGTGTAAACCTGCTGTGCATGAGTTTCATACGAGCTACCATTCTGTGTGATATTGCCGTCTATCAGCAGGTTGCCTTTAATCGAGAGCTGTTTAGGTACAAGAGTAGTGCCTATCTCTACGTTATCTGAGAAGGTCTTAATGCCAGCTATTGTTTCATTTCCAGCTTTATGAACAACTTTATCATCATCTGCCTTATCATCTTGCAGGTCAGAGATTGCCTCTAATATGGGGGTTGAAACTCCTGATGTATATTTCTGTACTGCGTGAACGGAGGGGTAATCTGTATCAGAACCAGTATATCCTATTGTACTTTGGATGTCTTGAATCTTATTTGTATTTCTTTCTATGTTTGAGGGAATTCTTGCATCGGTTAAAGTATCGGATGTGATTTTGTTGGCAGAAATGTTAGGTATCCTGTCGACACCCAGAGTGCCTGCGTTAATCTTACTTGCATTGAGGTTAGGGATGTCGGATGCAACCAAATCTGCTCCAGCGGTAACCAACCCCTTGGAATCGTAGGTTATCTTGGCTTTGGTGGCTCCCACAATTGTATCATTCTTATCAACCTTTGTCCCCAATGTGGTATTAATCCCCGACAGAGTTGTATCAAGTCCGACAATCTTGGATGTGGAGAGAGGTGGAACATCCGTGTCTGCTAAATCCGCACCACCTGTAACCAATCCTTTTGCATCATAGGTTACTTTACATTTGGTATCGGAGGTTATTGCTGTGTTCTTATCAACCTTTGTATCCAGAGAGGACTTAACTAATTTCTCAGAGGGATAAGAAACATCACTTGGGGTTCCAGCCCAACTATTAACTTTGTTGATTTTATCTTCTTTCGTATCAATCTGTAGTTGAACGTTCCCCTCAATCCCCGTTAAATTCTCTAAGTCCGATACTGAGATATTTGCAACAGTCAATTTCCCATTTGCATCAGTAACAACGGGAGAATTCCCACTGAGGGAAGTATTTATACCTCCACCTGCCTGTAAATCAGCCTCGACAAGCACATCTCCTTTCAAGGTAGACGTTCCGCCTATCTCCAGATTCCTTGTTGCTTTGAGGTCTTGTCCTGCTGTAAGGTCTGTCTGCGCATTGACGTTAATAACTGTATCTATGCTACCGTCTACGTCTAAATCTCCTTTTATCTCGGTGTTACCGCCAATCAGCACATCTCCTGTAATATTTACTCTCGATAATGCCGTTACATCTCCTTTGAGCAGGGTTGTGCCCTCTACTTCGAGATTCCTGCCAGATTTGATGTCTCTCACCGAGGTCAAATCATTCTGTGCGTTGACGTTGATAACAGTGTTAATGCTACCTTCCACCAACAAATCTCCGCCAACCGAGGCGTTCCCATCCACTCTCAAATCCCTTCCGACGGTCGTATCTCTTGCAGAAGATAAATCATTGCTTGCGTGAACATCTATAACTGTGTTGATGCTCCCGTTCACTAAGAGGTCTCCGCCTACTTCCGCATTGCCTCCTATCAGAACGTCCTGTAGGGCCTCTAGCGTGCCCGTGGTGACACTTCCTGTTACTGAGACATCTTGGGATACGTTTAAGTTACTATCTACGTCTAAATCCCCGATTAATCTAGTATTGCCTAATACTTCTAAAGAGCCCGTAGTAGATTTGTTGCTTATGGTGATTGAGTTGTAGGTCGGGTCGTGAGAATAGACTTTCAGCCAATTGGAACTGATGCTGTAGTCCTCGCCCGTGAGCAGATATAGGTCTTGTTCGGGCGTGATTGCCCAATCCGACTTACGTGCCTCCGTGAGGGATATTAGGTCATTGACTGAGGCAATAGAGAATATCTCTACTACGAATACCTTGTCTAGGAAATAGTCGGGAATCTTGCCTGCATCGTTCAGATAAGGCATGTTAAGAGTTAAGGTCTGTGTTGAGCCGTCTAGGGCTGTGAATGTGATTTGAGGTCTGTACGATACGTCATTCTCTGAATATTCTGCCTTTATGTGTGCATTAGCGATTAACATATAGAGAGGCGATGTCTCATCTGTTTCATCATCTATCGCATCTCCGTTCGCCGAAGTTGCAAAATGCACTGTAGATTGCAGTGATTTTTCAATGAGTGTGTTATCCTTGACGAATACCAGATTGAAATCAACATCCAATCCGTTGCAGACCTTGGTCAGTCTGCGAGGGATTACGAACGAATCATCTGTGAGGGGATAGAGGGGTTTAAAGGTCTTTTTAGAATCAGGGAAAGGAATCTCAATGTTCCACTCTATATACTTATCATAATCTGCATAGGTCTCAGGGAACTCGAATATGAGCGTAGCAGTCTCGTTGTCTCCTGACACTCCTGCGAACTCTACTTTTTCAGGGAGAAGTCTGCGTGTATCGCTACCTATATAAGTCTTTCTGATGTGCATGATTACTCAGGTTGGGATGTATTGCGTGATATATAATAAATCTCAAAGGTCAATGTGGTTGCTCAGGATATTCTACTTCATAGGGATAGTTGGGTTGGTTGACCGTTTCTCTTACTGCCATCTTGTATTGCATCCACATTGTTTTTTGTTGAGTGTGTGAACCCATATCCACTCCCAAGAAAATAAAATCATCATGTTTTGCAATGTGGTTTTCTGCTTCTACGTATCTAGCCTTACGTTCAGACTCTCGTACTGAATCTAAACTCCTTTTTTCCAAATCTTCCTTTGAAGTAAATGTTGTGAAAACTCCATCAAGTATATCATAATCTGTGCCCAACAATGAATCGCTATAGGTTCTCCAAGTCTCTTCATCTATCGTTGCTAATGGGTCTGGTATTTCAAACCCGTATGCTGTCTTGTTTATGTCGAAATAAATCATATTATCACAACCCCAAATGAAATTTCATACCAGATGAATAATTCTCTGTGAATCTAAAATACCACTGGGGCGGAACGATTATCGAAATTGAGTGTCGACCATCTCCATTGTATATATCACTATGGCCAGATATTAGTTCTGCATCTACGCCAGGAAGTCTTGCAATATATACGCTTCCCCATTGACTTGCCCTACTTCTCATAATAAAGAGGGGGTGAATTGCGTCGTTCTTATACCAGGTGTTTGCTGAATATGTTGCTGAGGATTTGTTGTAAAGATTTATTGTTTTGAAATAATCTTTAAAAGAAGAAACCGCACCCCCACCTAAACGAAACGCCCCATCTAAATATCCATTAATCGTAATCTTCCCTTCAGATACTCTTAAATCTGCCCCTCCTGCAGTAGAGGGGAGATTAAGAGAGTCGTAAGTTCTTCTTTTCAAGTTATATATGTAAATCGACGGCATATATCTGGTGCCTCCATATGTGTTATAGCCTTTCACACAGATTGATAATTCGGTGAGACCATCGTGGGGCATCCTATCCAATTCAAATGTCATTGTTTTTCTTTCCCCAGAAGAAACGAATTGAGAAGGGGTTGTGTATTCTTCTGAATCTGCACCACCCACTGCATATGGAAAATAACTTATAAACACCTCTAATCCGACGGACCCATTATTTCGGATATCAAATTCAATTAACCACGGCCTTTCGCCCCCCAGAGGGGCAACGGCTGAGCTAGTTAATCCAAAGGTATATATGGCCCAATGGCTTCCTCCGATAGTATCGTGGGGGGAAAAGAGTTGTCCCTCAGAAGAGTACATCCCAGAAAAGGCAGTGTCACCATTAAAAGAATGGGTACTTTGAAATGCTCCATTTTCATCATAAACGACACATACTGCACCCTTTGTACCAGGGAGTGAGTTTGTGGAAACAAGAGCCTTTTCAAGGAATTTATACCCTCCAAGACCTTCCAATATATATTTTCTGTTAAAAAGTCTAATTTCAGAATACGCATCACCCACTGGGGGGCATGTTATATTACCAGCTAACCCCAACCCTGCAATGTTGTCATAAAACCGAGTTACAAACAACCTGAAGGTGTCTATTCCATCCGTTGTCCTTTTGAATTTTAAAGCGTTTTTTGATGTGAATTCTTCAGACGTGGAATCGTAATGGATTGTCAGCCCATCTTCATCGAGAGTAACATCTCCGCCACCAGCCGTTATCCTTCCATCTGTATCGAACATTGCCTGCTCTTTACCATCTTCATATCCGACAAACCGATACAATTCCTTATCCCAATTCTTCTCCAATATCATCCCAGTGAATCCGTCCCTGTCTTCAGGTAATTCACTCACGCCCAGATTTCCGTACACCATCATCGCAGAGTATTTATCTGATATCTGCGTATCATCCGTTCCCGATATAGTAGCATCCGCCACCCCCATCTCCACATCAGTCATTGCCTGTTCCGCATCTAGGAACTCAGGATTACCCCAGACGTAAGTAGTGATGCACGAAGGATAAGAGATGTGCGTCAACGCTAATTTTGTGTCAACTAAATCCAGGTTGTTCTGTGCATCGTGTATCTCATTCGCAAAGGAATAAATCGAATATTTCTCTTTTCTCTGAGGAGTTACGTTGAACTTATACTCTATCCATACCTTGCTCTCATCGGGATTCTGAACATAGATGTAGTAATCTGAGAAATATCCCGTACCGACCTGTGCAATCGTACCTACTGCTTTATCAGTAACTGATTGAATATTAAAATCTTCAGGGTATTGAACATCAGCACGTCTTATCTCTGATGTGCTGTAGGAGATAACATCTCCAGGCAGATAGTTCTTCAATAATAGATTAAGAGCGATAGTCTTTACCTGATAAATCTTATTGTCCTTAGATGAGGGTACGTCAAAGGTTGGGATGTAGTCAGGTATGAGGCACTTCACATCCGCTCCTTCTATGATAGTATTCGCACCCCCGCTCACGGAAATAGAGGTTGAATAGTTCTCAGAATGCACGGTTTGAGCGGTCTGAATCGCCTGAGAGCCTTGGTCCTTATTCTTAACGATATTGATTACCTCTTCCGTAACCCATCCGTCTACCGCTTCATTCCCGTAATTCAGATGCAGTTTATCTACTACTGTGTCGGGGGATTGATAATCTACGAAATACGCTTTGTCGTAGAAGAATATATCGGCATTGACCATATAACCCAGAGAGAGTAATGCTTCCCATGCATTGCCTTGAGCACGCAGGGACGTGGTCGCTAATTGAGAGTTAGAACTCACAGGTGATTTGTTTGCTTTTAAAGCGTCCATCTCTGTTGAGGTGTATGTGGTATTGAATGTGTATCCTTGAGAGATGTATGTGGTGCCTGCATCCACCATCATATCGCTGTAATCTATTCCTAATCCTAAATGAACCAATAGTTTGAATATGTTGGCGTGAGTACCCTCTATCCTGCTTACGGTGGGGGATGTGGGTACACCGACCTCTACATACACAGTTACATTCGACCCCATGAAATTAGTAATCTCCCATATTTTGGGTGGGCCCGTAATAGATGAATTTGGATTCAGAGCGAATGGGGCATCTCCGAATATATTAGGGAACTTGACAGACGGCCCACCCTCGTTATAGTCCTTTACCTCGAATAACGTATCTAATTTCAAATCCTTAAGCCTGTGAGCAGGATGTACGCATACGAGAGAGTATTTCTGCCCGTCATCCTTGGTCTTCTGGAATTCCCATTCCCCCTCTATTCCGTACACCCCTATCTTTATTCTGGTAGAGCCTTGGATGAGGATTGGCTTGTTCGTTATCGGAGGGGATTCTCCTTGATAAGCACTCATCTCCGCCCTCGATGCCCAATAATCATCTGAATTGAACATCTGTTTAGAAATGGATACCTCTCCATAAGGGAACGGTTGATTCTTTCCGTATGCCACGCCTGCACCCAATAACAAATCAGAGATGTCTATTGAAATATCATCGTAGACCAGAACCAGATTCCCCCTCGTTCCGTCCTTCCATGCTGTATAGAGTTCCGTGTCTGCATTAAATATCGGGGGGTTTGGGGATTCGGGTGGTTGAATCAGAGTGCCTGGATAGAATATCTCTCCTATCGCCCCATTCACCCACGTATAATAGTAATCCACCTCATAGGCTTCCGTATCGAATATCGCAGGCGGAATCAAATATAATTCCTCTGAATCGTAGAAATCCTCATGGGATTCCACCCCCGCCATAACATCCTTTCTGAATTTGTAATATGTGATTTTAATCAGACTCATTTCCACGGCCTCCTCTCAATTAAATCAATCTGATAGGAAAGTAAACCTATGTCCTTCGGGTCGAATTTGAAAGAAAGATTTGACACAGATACACAATATTCTCCTTGTATATAAGCATTATCATCCAGATTAACGTCTGGGTCGGATACTGATGTATCGGGAACGTAATCTATGATTAATGTGAAAGGATATGTTATCTGCATAACAGATGTTGCCCATTCCAATCCCATGTATATCGGGTTCTTTTTTGGCCTTCCCATGAGAGAGAAATCCCCTGGGATGAGATTGTTCTTGGTGAATATGAAATCCCAATTCGATACGGCTTCCGTCTGCTCGTTCCTGATTCCTTTGATAGAGATTTTCCTCACAGGACCTTCCATATCGAACATCATTGCAGACCTTGCGGGATATGTAGGCACTCCGAACGGTGTGCTCTTCTTGGAGAACTCCATATCTATAGACAGGATGTTATTCAGTTTCCAAAGAGAATATGTGCGGTCGGACGGACCCAGATAGAAATCGTATCTCCCCATTATCTCCCTCCGAATTTAGGCTCTTTGTTCCTGATGTATCCTGATAAGTCTACGCTTAGCTCATTGGGTCTTGAAAAATCTATAGAGGTATTACATGATGTTATGAAGAAATACAATTCCCTATAGCCCTTTTTGTCTGTCCTCTCCTCTGTTTTGGAAAGGCCGTATAACCTGATGATGTATGCGTTTTGAAACATCTGTGTTGCCGATATCAAATCCTCCATTGTCTCTATGAATTTCTTATTGGAAACAACACCCTTTCCGATTAAGTCTGATTGAGCGACGGTTTCTCCATCATCTAATGTTGATGTGGTCTTGGGGTTCGCCCTTTTTGCTCCACTTATCTTGATGTTACCTACTGCACCGCCTGTTCCGTCCATGTAGATTGCGCCACTCGGCCTCTTTCCGAGTATGCCCATTACAGTCCCCCCGTAGTTCACACCATAGGAGATTGAAGCCTCACTGCCTACATAGACGAATGAATTAGAAGAGGATGCAGGACCCGTAGAAATCCATATAGAATATTTATCTGCGTGTTTAAGTGATGTTACAGTCATTATCTATACCTCGCCTTGTTCATTGAATCATCTACGGCGTTCTTGATTACTCTTTCCAAGTCATTGACACCGTACACGTTCCCTGAGATAGAGATGTTGACCACACTACCGCTGGAACCCGTGTTTCCACTTATAGATTTGATTGCGGAGCCTTCGGGTACTATGAACTCACCTTTACCACCCTCTCCCACTATAATGGGTGTTCCACCAGGTTTGGCAGGAACATATCCACCTTCTGCGAACCCAAGGAGACCTTTAACAGATGATACGGCGTTCCCTACCGTACCAGTTACAGTATCAATTACCCCTCCCTCACCCATGCCAAGTGCGCCTTTGATTACATTTGCTATCATCGTGGGAATCTGTTTCATATAATCCCATATTTTGAGTGCAATCGCAACTGGCAAGTCAAGAAAGATTTTCTTATAGACACTTAATGCAAAATTAAGTTTATCCCATAACCATAATAGACCGCCCACAATCCAATCTATGAACATAGACCTTAGCCCAACGAACCAAGCCTTGACCCCATCCCACCAATTCTTTATCCGTTCAGGTATTTGTGCAAACCACTCTCCCAATTTAGCAGGAAGGTCTGACATGAAGATGTTCCACTTCACCATGAGGTCTATGAACTGCATCATGAAGGGGAGTAGGACCTCTCCCAGCATATTACCGAACGGCATGAAGAATAGGGTCATACCTAGGTTGAACAATTCTAATACTGCTTTGAGGATGGGGGAGGATTCGGTGAGTTTCTTTAGAATAGCAATGACTATACCTAACCCCACGGCCATTTTAGCCATGCCCGATTTCTCCTCACCCTTCTCCTCTGATTCATCTCCGCCACCCAGATTCCATAGCGCACTGGATATTTTGGATGACTTAGCAATAGATTGAGATACAGAACCACTTTTTGCTTTATCTCCTATGTTGGTAGCTGTCTGGACTGCACTCTTGCCTATATTCACGCCCGTGTTTAATTGGTCTCCCGACCACATACCGAATCTGGCCAAAGCAGAAGGACCACCAGAGATGGATTTACCCTTACTAAATTGAGATGATGCCCACCTGATATACCTATCTCGTTTAGCATCAGCCATCCCTTTTTTAACAGCTCCATATTGGTCCTTAACTCCCGTTTTAAATCTATCCCATAATGGAGGGGGTGGGGGCGAGGGTGGAGTAGGTCCTGCTGGAAATGGGGGTAAAAGAGATGGGTATCCCCTTGGAAATGTGGGGATTGGATTTTGGGTCGGAGTTGTTTGGGTACTTCCACCCCCGTGAGTTTTGGTGTGGGGGTTAGAAGTAGTGAAGGCCCGAGGTGGTCGAGCTTTATCTCTGTCTGTAATAGGGGTTCGGACGAAACCACCCGTCGTCCAAGATTTAGTTATAGGAGAATTAACAACCGAGTTAATTGATTGAGAAGAAGTATCTACTACTCCCTTTGTAGTAGGGGCTTGAAGCATCGCACCTATGGCTTGCATCATCGCACCTTGGGCTTCAGCTAGAGTCGGGGGTTGTTTACCATCCTCTCTCTGAATCCTTCTCCAATTACCATCTACTTTCTCGAATTTACCATCTTTACTTACCACCCTCTCCATCACGGTCGTGCTTTCTTGAACGGCTTTTACAACATCTTCTTGTTTCTCAACGACATCCTCTACTGAAGAGACCACCTCTTGGATTTTGCCATTGATTACATCTATTGCTGTTTGTAAAGAATATGGTAGTTTGACTTCAGCTCCAGTCTTGCTGTTCTTATACAAATATGGGCTGGCTAAATCTTCGTCTGTCGGTCCTGCCCCAGAAAGCTTCACAATCCCAGGGATTAGTCTTTTTAACATAGTCTGACCATATGGGGATTGAGCTTGCAGTTCCTCTTTATCCTCATCATTGGCATGCCGTAGCATTGCCCTCTGCATCCCATGAATAAAACTGTTGAGGGGTTTTTTATTCTGACTCATGTTGCTCAGAATCTCTTCTGCTCCTTCTTCAGCACGCTTGATATTATTCATATTCAGACGCACTACGGCATTCTGGATAGATGTGCTTCTCTGGTTTGCTTTTTCTTTCTCTACCGCCACCTCGTGATTTTTTGCCCGTCTTTCATTAGCAGATTGCTGTTCTGGAGTCAGGGGCTCACTGCCCAGCTTCCTGCGTCTCCCTTTGACTTTCTTTATCTCTTTGGTTTCTTCTTCGATTGCTTCAGTCTGTTCGGTTTTCGCCTTAATAAGCCTTTTAGTCTTATCTAATTCAATCTTCTCGAGGGCCTTTGCCTTATCAGCTTGTTTTACCTCTCTCTCTTTTATACTGATGAGTTCATCCATCAATTTGTTATAATCATCAGCCAACTCATTATCTGCTCCAAATCCAGCAGATGGTTTGGATGATTTATAGTGAGGAAGATAAGTGAATGTGGTCGAGATGAAATTCAGGAATTTCTTTCTCAGAACATCCATGTCTTGAGGGGAGATGTCCAACCCATGAGAAATGTGTTTCTTATCTATTATGGGGCTGGAGGATTGGAGGTCTTTCAGCATACCGCTTACGGCTTTGCCGAATAACCTCTGAATTTCCTTTTCGTCTATTCTCTCCCCCTTTCTGGTTCTGGCAATGTTAGTTAAATCCTTTATACCATCGTTAAGGGTTTTGATGTTCTTTTCCAGGGAATCTTGGCGTTTTTCTTCTCCAGCTATTTTGAGATTGTCGGATAATTTGTAAAGGGTTCCCTCCATCGCCCTGAGTGAGGATACGACATTCCTTAAATCCTCTTCGGATTCAATAGAGCGGGCAACATAACTAGCCCCCTCATCAACAGCACGACCTCTACCCATTTTTACTAAAAGCCTCCTGAATCGCCAACTTCATCATGCTCTTATTTCTCCTCTCCCTTGCGAAATAGTTTACGATAAGGAGTTTGCGGTCTGAATCGGATAAATCCATCCAGTCCGCAGACCCCTTACCTGTGTTAGCCATCCAGTCTGCCATCACTATCAAAGAGTTTATTTCGAGGTTGTCTGAGCCGAACTCTACACCTCTCACGTATGCGTCTATCGCTCTTTCTTCTACTCCGTCCCACCTGTCTGCACTAAAGGGAACTTATCGAAGTCGAGTATCGCCTCCATAAGCCCCTCTATCAAATCCTCCCTGAAGGAATTGACTGCTTCTACGCTCAATCTTCCGTTCTCCACCCCAGGTCCATCTATAACGCTTGCCAGAATCTGTGCCTTGTAAATCTCGAAACTATATATCATCAGCACAGCTTCAATGGATAGGTCGCCACCCTCCACCTTCTTCTTAGAAGTGTTGTTAGGAAGGAAGTCCGTTCTGCCCAGGTCGATTGATGCTTTCCTGAGCACGTTCATGGTTATAGCCTGCTTGGTCATCCCAGAGAGTTCTCTGAGAGTGAATTCCCCCTCGCCTCCGTAAGGCTCAAGAGAGAACACCTTTGTGCGTAGTTTGGGTAGTTGTCCACTCATTATTATTCACCTATTCAATCTAAAGAACCATAGAAATAGTCCGCATCCAGCGCAACATCGTTAGTAGGGTCGCCAGCATCGGGAACGTATTCCTCTTCGTTCTGACCAGCAGTTGTAGTTACAGCTATATATAGCTTTCTGGGAGATAGCTCAGGCTCATCCATGATAGGGTTACCCTCGGACGGAGCCACATCCAACTGCCCTACATAGGTGCCCTCAAGGAATATCTCCAGCGCATGAGTAGCTGATTCTGTTATCGAGGAGTTATCGGAGCGAATCAGGAGGTGGGGTATCGGCTTCGGTATCTTCTTTGTAACGAACAACTGATTTGCCGTAATAGTGTCAACACCGTACAGGTGCTTCAGGTACTTATCGGGGTCATTGGAGTAAGTTTTGGTGGATATCCCGAAATCCAGATTCCCATAAGCGTATCCCGAATAGACGTTATCCAGGCACTGAGGTAATTTATAGAGGTTATTCGAGATGGTAATCTCTGCACGCTCAGTCTGCGCTATGGGGGTGTATTTCATCTCGGTCCCGTCTTCCTGACCCTTGCTCAGGCACCCCGCAACCAGCACGTTGAGAGGTATGTCTGCTATGTAGCAATTCAGGTCGAAGGGGACATCCGCCATCTGTACGAAATCGTTGAGTGCAACACCGCTTATCTTGAAAGTAGCAGTAGCATCATTTCCAGACTCATAAGTAAGGGTTACGCTGTCAATGGCACATCCGACCAGAATACCGAGTATGTTCTTACCGCCAGCGGGTGTAACAGAGTTAACTTGCACATACGCTAAGTCGAACATCCTAGGAACTGCCCAATTCTTGAAAGCGTACACGGTCTTCGTCACGCCAGTCTCAGCAGATTTAAGATAGTTAAATATCTTCTCAGGTATCACAGAATTTATATTTGCAAAGGTTGTATCGCTTTTTATCTCTACTTCATTCGTGCCATAGATGTATGCGAGCCACTGAGAGAATTCAGGGGAGAATTTTCCATTTATCTCAAAACCCACATCATACATCCCAGACGATACGGCAGTGAAATGCCTTATGCCGTGGTCATAGACAGGATTGAGATTGCGGTTACGAGTGATAGATACAGAGACACCAGCACCGAACCTTCCATAAAGGTCTTTGATTAGGGGTTTTTCACCCTCAACTGTGGTTTCCCTCTCTGCAAAAATCTGAGAGGGGGTCTTCATGACATTCCCAGAGAAGGGGAGCCTGTTGAAGGGGGTATGCTCTACCCCGTTAACCTTTACCGTGGGTCCCGTATAGGCTCCAGCAGTAGCTTTCGTTCTATCGAGTTCTCCCCAACCAACTGCAAATCTGTATCCACTCATGACAATCATCCTGTACTTTTGAGTACAATGACTGCATATAGTGTGAGAAATATAAACTAGTCGTTGGGGCCCTATCCGCTTCTCGGCCTTTCGGAACACCCTAACCAATTCGCAACGGGCAATATCTTGTAGAAGGCTTTGAAAACAACCTTTATCTGTCCGTGATAGAACTTGTAGCTCGGTCTCTTAGGATAGTATGATTGAAAGTCCAGAACGTCATACTCGTTCCCAGGTCTCAACCGATAAAGATTCAATATACGTCTGACTTCCCCCATCACAGATAAGAACTTCTCCCTGTCCAGTGCTCTGACATCAATACTTATGAATCTGTCAATCTGCTCCGAGTCTCTTGCCATTCCTTTCTTCTCGACAATCATCTCCTCATCGAGTATCTTGACTGCAATCTCTCCTGTACCGAAGTTGAATGTTGATATGTCGTTATCCTCGTCCCAGAATATCACAACGTCGTCTTTGAAAGCTTCTCTCCTCCAATTTGTGGAAAGAATCTTGAATAGGAGCTGAACATCATCATATACATACCCGCTCTCAACGAAATCGTTAGGGTACTTGGATGCCACTCACATTCCCCCTATCGCAAAGTGAGACGAATAGGCGGAGAGTATGTTCTTGAGCTCCCATGTCCATGCACGATAAACATCTCCTTTGTTAGGGGCGAAACCCTCTTCCCACGCTTGTGGAAAGTGTTGTCTGAACCAATCCGTCTGAATGATTTGCATGGCGCATTTGAGCAATACAGCACGCTTGATATCATCGGGCACGGGGCCGTGGCCGTGTCTGTACGTTACACGAACGGACGTATCATCCTGAACGAAGAACTGTTGAATGAATATTATCCCCTTCAACGGGTCTTCCCATACTGCTTGGTCTGACACATCCACCCAATGCGCTCCATATCTCCTCACTTCAACCTTATCTCCTTTAGAGTTGTCTATCGGGAGAATGTAGTTGTTCGTGAGTTTCACGGGGATACCTCTGAACAGCATATTCAATCCAGATTCGGAATGAGTATCCATCGCCAACCTCGCATACCGAGTTGCAGTGATTCCGAAATAAGACGCATTTCTTATCTCTCCGACCACTCTTCTCTCTATCCACGCCCGTCTGCATTGAGCTTCAACGTATGCCTCGGCTTCTACAATACGCTTTGCTATCGCAGAATATGTTGGGGTTGAGCTTTCCGTGAGCTTAAAGGGTTGACCTCTGTTATCGACCATGCCTAAGAACTCTATGACCTCTTGGGGGTCGCAGTAAGAAGGGTTCTGTGCGGAAGAGAACTCCAATCCGCCGAGTACGAACATAAACCCGTTCCTCTCAACTTTGCACGTATCTATGTTGAATCCTATCTTGACTACGTATGAATCGTTGAATCCTGTTTCCTTGACCAGTGCCTTGGTGTTGATTCTGGTCTCTTTTCCTAAGTCCTCGTTGTTGAAAGAGTATGTTGCAATCTTGCCGTTGAAATCCTCTAAGAACAACTCGAATTTATTGAAATCGGAAGGGGTAGACGTTGCCTTGAAAGAAACCATCAATTTGTTCTCAATGGCTATAGATGCGCCGAGTGGGTCTTTGAAATACACCTTAAGTTTGAAGTTTTTAGGTAACTCTTTGATGTTCATTCTGAGTTGTCTGTTGCTCTCATCCTCTTCGAGAGATGCAACCTCTACTCCATTCTCGACATAGGGTCCCATCCCCTCATACCCCTTATATGAAAACTCCCAAGATTCACTCGGGTAGACGATTAAAGACATGAAGGCAGGATACTTTTTGAGATATATAAACAGTAAAAGCCCAAATGTAAAAAGAAGAAAAGGGTTTGGGGGGTGGGTGTTTACTTATAGAAAACAATCCCAGATATGCCGTCTACAACAGTCCCAGCAGAGAGCTCTCCACTGCCGTTAGACACGACCAAGGCACCACCGACTATACTGCCTATGAATCCACCATCGAGTAAGACGATGCCCTGTTTGAGGCCAATCTTGACTCCGCCGACAGCATACCTGCCTCTAAGGTGTATGACATCTACACGGGTAGCTCCAAACACGTCATGTATCACTTTGGCCCGAGGGCCTACGACAACGGGCTCGGGCTCAACCGCCTTGAAAGACACAGCAATGGTGGAATCAGCCGACACATCCTCGAACGTGTAGGTTCCTACCTTTCCAACTGAAACACCGCCTACAAGAACATCATCTATCTCAAAGCCAGTTCCAGCCGTTATTGTGAAAATCTGGTCTGCTCCAGCTTCCACTTCCACCGCACCAGACGGTGCAATAGTTCCGCCATTCCCAGCAGTTGCGGTGATGGTGTAAGGGACTATGGTCTCTTTGAAGGAAACAGCAATCGTTCCGTCTTCCGTCACATTCGTCATAGTATAGGTGTTACCAGAAATGGTGACTTCCACCCCATCGACAAGTACCTTATCTATCTCATATCCAGCCCCTGCCGTGAAGGTAAAGGTCTGGTCCTCACCCGATACGACAGTGACTTCTCCAGTCGGGTCTATAGTCCCGCCTGTTCCAGCAGTTGCGGTGATGGTGTAAGAGACTATGGTCTCTTTGAAAGATACAGCGATAGTTGTATCTGCGGTCACGTTCTCAATCTCGTAGGTGTTGCCTGTAACTGTGACGGCTACACCCCCGACGAGAACAGTATCAACCTCATATCCAGTTGAGGGGGTGAAAGTAAAGACTTGGTTTCCACCCGCTTCAACCGTAACTTCTCCAGTAGGGTCTATAGTCCCTCCAGTTCCTGCGCTTGCGGTTATTGTTACCATGGTAATCTCCTAAGTGATTGCTCACTCATACACGGCCATATATATTAGGATATAAAAACAGTTTGGGAAATGAAAATGTTTAAATAGGTACAGAGTGTGTAAGAATTACAAGCGAGGGTTGCTGAGTGGCCAAAGGCGTGGGGCTCAAGACTCCATCTGTAGAGGTTCATGGGTTCAAATCCCTTCCCTCGCTCCATGTGGGGGTTGCAGAGTGGCCAAATGCAAAAGGCTTAAGACCTTTTCCGTAGAGGTTCGTGGGTTCGATTCCCATCCCCCACTCCAAATTAAACTTTAAAATGTAAAAATAAGTAAAGGGTTTAGTTGGCGTGTTGTGCGCCTACTTTATGTGCTTTATCTTACCAGAACCACGGAAGCTGGTAGCCTGCACCTCTCCCATCAAGTTCATGTCAGCAAGGCGGACATACCTGTTGGTTATCAGGGGGCTGTCAGTTGCATCGACCTGAATCTCACGGAGAGCTCCAAAGAAGATGTTGTCCGTATCCATAAGATAGATAGACGAAACACCATCCATTGTGTGGCCGTCCTCGGTAGCACCGTAACCCTTGGGCTGGTACATATCGAATATCATGGGTACACCCTGATACGTGGAGACCATCAATCCAGTGTCCCTACCAGGCAGAGTCTTGATACCGTTGACATCAACCTCAGAGCCGACATACCCAAGGTACCTCTGTTGAGGCTGGAGTATAGTCTGCATCTTCTGAAGGGTGTCGGTACCAGTCGTCAAGACCTTTCTGGAGTTTTCGGCCATCTGCCAGTAGTAGATGCAGTTTGCGAACATGGCATCTATCATACCGAGGTCGAGAACTCTCAATTCCGCCTCACCAGTTGTGGTGTTCTCATCGTAGTTGGCATCCACATAGGACTGTGCGTTGTTGTCGTAGCCCTTGAAATTCACGGCCTGGGAATTCCTGTACTTCGCCATCGGTGCACCAGAGTCGGTCGAAGGCATCTGGGGGTTCATTCTCCACGGAACGTTGTAGCCCTCGGGGAGGTAATCACCCTCTTTCGCATTAGAGATGATTCTGTCAAGAGACTCGAAACCAACGAACTCGTTGGAGTTGGGGTCAACACCATCGTTCACGGCGGAACCGAGACCGACTTCCTGGGGGTCCTCAATTCTCCTCAAAAGGTCGCCGTTCTGGGAGAACATGAAGGTCTGTCCCTCGAGTAAGAAGAGGTCGTTCCACGTTGCGATGTCGTCTATATTCTTGTTGCCAATCTCTATTGCGCCGAGGGTCATGTTGAACCTGTGCGTGACAAGCTTGTAGGGCTGTTCTATCATGTCGAGGTTCGGCATGACGGGAGTCCTTGCGTGTCCGCCCCTTACGATACCAGAGGTCTGGTAGGGCCTCTTAGACAAGTTCTCCTGCACCCTGCGTGCGGTCTTGTACGGCTTCCTGCCTATCACTGCAAGAGTGTTGGCAAGGTTGTAAGCCAAGTTCATTATTCCAGGGCCATAAATGGCGTTCATTGCTCCAGGGGTCGTGATACCTATGGTGTTGTAACCCTTGGTTCTCTGTGCGAACTCCTCTTTGTCCCCCCAGGAGTATGTCTGCACATCCTCCATGGAGTTGAAAAGAGGAAATCCGTCTGCTGTCTGTCCTATTACATTTCCAAACATATATGTTACCTCAGTTCCTTAATTCCTCCAAATAGCGGTTGACAAACTCTCTGGACGGAATCCTGCCCAGTTGGTCTCTGACGCTTGCCCTCTTGCCAGGGTTGGCATCAAAAACATCACCAGGCACGGTTCTGCTGGGAGGGATGGAGTCATACTTTCCAGTAACCTGAACGGTTTGCTGGTCGGTAATAGATACTCCGCCACTCTCGCTGGTGGGAAGTTCGACTCCCTTCGCCTTAAGGTCGTCAACACGTGTCTGCCAAGTGTCCATCTTTCCGCCGTTGGAAAGATTTCCTTGAACACTGTCCACCTTTGAATCGGCTGTTGCAATGCTGTCCCCGACCCCAGCGGATGCTGGGTTCTCGGAGACAGATTGGGAAACACCCATTCCATCGGCTTTGGCATCAGGCTCTTGCAAGGACTCACCGTTAGATGCGCCCACATCAGTCACTTCGCCTTCGGACCCTTTCTTCTTGTCGGGGTCCTCATCAGACTCTGCTTCTTTGGATTCGGTCTCTTTGGATTCCTCTTTCTTCTCAGAGGCATCCTCGGTTTTCTCATCATCCTTGGGCTTCTCTTCAGGCTTATCCTCTTCCTTGCTCTCCTCTGATTCGGTATTCGGAGGTTCAGACTCGGAGTCGCCTTCGGCAGGCTTCTCTTCGGCTACTTCCTCTTTCTCCTTCTCCTCGGATTTGGTCTCAGGGGGGCCCTCTTCTGCTTTTCCCTCGGCCAGTTGGGGAGGAACTTCCTCAACGGCGGTCTCGGGAACGACACCAGGTTCTACAGAGGGTATGATTTCCTCGATTCCCTCTGTACCTCCTGCGCCACTTCCCATTTCTGAGAGAATAGCATCGGTTATATCGGCTTTACCGCCAGAGAGACTGGAGAGCGATGCTTTGACACTTTTGAGGTCTAAACCTATAGCATCAATCTGCGCCTTCAGTACACTCACAACGGAAACGATACTTGCGAGAGAGCCGAGAATATCTACACCCTCCCCCTTCAAAACATCCTCGGATGTCTCGGGAGAGACGATATTCTCTACTGCGTTCATTTCCACTCCTTTCTCCTTGTCTGCCGACTTGCGTCTCTTATATTCTAAGAATAACATAACGAACTCCTTCCCCGAGGATGATGCGAAAAATTCATTCCTATCACTCTCGCTGAGTTTGGAGATTATGTTTGTCACTTTCAAAATCAGAGCCTTAAGATTCTCGGTAGACATATTGAATATGGCATTCGTATCAATCTGCTCATCAGTAAGGTCCATTTTGCCTTCGGGCATTATGCGTTTGTCCATGCCGTGCTTACGGAACACATCATGGCATCCCGATACTCCGTCATGGTCATGCTGGCCGTTAGGACATCCTTTCGTTACATCTTTCGCTTCTTGTACACCCTCTTGTATGGCAGAGTATAAATCGGGAAGAATCGACTTCACCGCCTCCAGAACCACACCGATGTGATTCTCTTCGTCATGAATCACCTCTCCGAACATTGCTTCGAGGGCTACTCTTTGCTCCTCATCGAGATTTCCTTCCTGTATCAGGAAGTTCATGACAGCGTTATATCCTGCGATTGCTTCTTGTTCGTCCTTCAAGAGGAACATTATTTTATCCAAGATTTCATCTGGGTTTCCGATTTCTTGTGGTTTTGTAATGATTATGGCGGATTCACCGTCATTAACCCCGTTACACTCATTCATTGAAAAATCATTATATTCCCGTGAAATATAAATACGAGCTTCGTCCGAGATGTTCCCATATATTAATATTGCCCCACCTTCCATACCGTGAACTGTGAGTTCTGGGAATTGTTCCTGCATATCATCCTTGAAATCGAAATATCTCTGCTTCATGGGACAGGGAGAATCCTCATTTACGTTGAAATCTATCAACGCACCCATATCTCCCTTCAACACATCGGGTTTGCCTAGTCCGCCGTCTAAGCTCGCACCACCATCTAAAACACATATGGTTTCCGTGTGTGGGTTCACACCCCTGTACACAACAGATAACTCGTACCAATGCTCTGGGAACACTCTTAAATAGCACCCTCTCTTATCGCACTCTTTCCTGGCTTTATCTACTCTGACCCCCATAGACCATTGCAGATTGCCACGCCTAATGGCGTTCCATAGTTTGTTGTAATTATCCTTCCCACGGAATATGTTGATTTCTGCAACGATTGATTCCTCTCCCGTCTTGGGGTCGAATTCAATGTATATATTCCAGACGGTTCCCGATACCTTGTTGGTGTGCCCGTCTATGACCGTTCCGCCTTCCCAGATGAGGTATTTACCCTCTTCCATATGGGCATGGATATCCATGACCTCTCTATCATTATCTATGGTGTCGGATGTTGCTCTCGCCTTCACATATCTGGAAGAGGGGAGCCTTGTGCAACATTCCCACGCCATCTTGCGGAAATAACAAGCCTCATATCCTTCCCAGAAGGCAGGAATCTCAACATCTGGGGATGTGGAGATGGTGTTGTAGGAATCCATCCAAATCTGACAGTCCTCTTTGCTCAGGGATTTCCGAACTGATTCGGGAAGCTCATGAATGGACGTGTAACCCATTAGACACCTCCTCCTGCGAAATCGGACAGGTTGTTATTTTGAGAAGATGTGTTTTTGGATAGGTCACCCTGTTGTTCCTTGGCAAAGGGGTTGGGGTTATCTCCAGCAGGAGTGGTTGCTCCAGCCTCTTGGTTCGAGTTCTCAATCAGTGCTTTGAGTGGGTCGAACTTCTTGGGGGTGGAAGACATCTCAATCTTCCCGTCCTCTTGAGATATGACCTCAAAGCCGAGTTCCTTCAGAACCACTGCGTTCCTCAGCTCTATCTCGAAGGTCTCCGCTTCCTTCTTGCTCTGGTCGTCAGGCGGTTCTACGACTCGTATCGTCCAGTCGGTGATGTATCTGTATTTCCTGACAATCCAATTCAGGAAGGAGTTGGTGTGGTGCCTTATATTGGACAAGTTCCTGTCCATGACCGCCAACTGGTGTTGCTCATTGCTCTGACCTCTGATAGAGTCGGAATCTCCTATGAACATACCAGTTACACCGTAGGGGGACGCTATTCTCTCTTGAAGCTCCTTCTTGACCTCTATCATCTGAACGGTCGGGTTATCAGCGAACGGTATCCATTTGGTGGATGCGGTTTTGTCGCTGGAAGACGGTATTCCGATGATGGGTAAAGTGAAGGGGTCGTTCTGCATTTGCAGTTTGATGGATTGTGAAACGTCCGCAATGCTGTCTCTCGTTGCATTGTGAATAACGAATACACCTGGGGGGTGTCCCGTAGAATAGAACTTCTCGATACGCAATTCCAATGCGATATGCGCTTTGATGTCGGTCTCAATGAGAAGGGGTATCGGGACACCGTAAGTAGCGGAAGGCATGACGAAGTGAGAGTTGTAAATTTCCTGTTTTGCGAAATACTCTGAATTGGATTCGGTGGATGTCATAACTTCCGAAACACCCCAGTAGACGGGATAGAGCTTCTTCCCGAACTTGAAGCCCGTTTCGAGAACCTCTCTGTCGTCGAGGGGGAAGGTTTGGGACCTGTACCTGAGCATGAACCCCGTGTCATTCCCAGGTTGCCCACGGTCGTCAAAGATGCGCTTGACCTTGGTTGGTGCAAGGGTAACGAATTCTTGGGGAATCTCATCTATTGCGACATCGTTCTCATCTACGATATAACGGGACTTGCAGAGAATAAGTGGTTGGTTGTAAACGAGAGACATCAAAAGGAAGGCGTTTGTGAGTTTGTACAAATCCCACCCTTGAGCGTTACATTCGTCAAATAGGCTCACCCCCTGCCAATTAATTAAGAGTTTCTTTTGAGAGGGGTCGGGACGAAGCATCTCTCCCTCGAAACCACACATCGTACAGCGTTTTGCGGTTTTGTGATACTCTTCAGCACAAACGGGACATTTAGAAAGGAACTTAGGAACCCACTCTATTCCATCCCTAAGAATCTCAGATATGATTCTGAGAATGACTGTAGACAGAATCGAGCAGTTGTAGAAGTAATATCCTGCACGGGTGTATTGGTCTACGAATATGTTAGAATACCTGTTCCTGAACTCGATGTTCTTGGGGGATTGTGTGTTGATGATGTCTCGGGAGAATGGAGATTGGGAAATCGTGGGGAGTGCAATGGAGTTAAGGGGAGAATTGATGATTGGAATATCGTAAAAGGAAGGAGTTGGTGTGTTGGTGCCCTTTATACGGTCTGCACTATCAGATAACCATTTCAAATTCGACATCAATGTGTCGAATATGATTTAGAAATATAAAGGGTGAGAGGGGATTCACAAATATGGCTTGTGAATTATGTCGTACTGAATGTTATGAGCATCCAACATGTGCGTAATCAGCCCGTATCCCATGTCGGTTGTGGTTCCGCCTATCTTCTCAGTCCAATACCGAATAGCATCATCCTCATTCGGAATCTGGTTGGGGGACTGAATATATGTGTCGAAGTGTTGATAGAACTTCCTGACCATATCCACATCCCCTATATAATCAGGAATCTTACAAGCCCATGTCTTACGCCCCGAATGTAATTTGTATCCATGCATCTTGCATATCACTCTGAGAGCGAACTCAGCAGAACTGTTCCGCATGATGTCGTTCGTTCCGCCCATACCTGTATCTTTCCCAGCAACAAGGATTCCGATAGTACCCTTTCTCTTATACATGTTTCGACAACTCCTTTCTCCTATTTAATCTTATTTGTTGAAATGCCTGCCTTTGATGAGTTCTCCGAGGGGCAGGATTCTCTTACAATTCGGACAGTATTCTGGGGTGTATGCCATGAGGAATCTGGTTCCGCAATAACTACATCTCTGCTCACCTTCCAAAGGTACGATTTTACCGCCAAACTTGTCGTAGTACATCTCTTGCCAGACATCGTGCATAGAGATATTAGAAAGGGAGAACTCGTCGGGTTTTCTGGGTCTTCCGATGGTCTCTCTGAACTCATCATCTACCGTTCTCTTGCGTCTGTTCTTCTCTGATTTGAATGTTCTCACAACTGATTTCCTAACGACATCCATATCTACGTGTCTTGGTCTGATTCTTTGATTAATCATCATCTTCTCCTCCGCCAAACTCTTTCATTCTCTTTGTTAACTCACGTTTCTTAGTATATCTCTCGGACGCTCTCTTTGCAACCTCATACTCATCCACCTGGTTCTGGAGCTTAATCATATCCCTCACACCGAAGAACTGACCGCAAGACGGGCATTTGCTGTCCAAGATATACATTCTTGAGAATACTTTGGAGCAGTGCCGACAAACCACTGTAGCATCCATACCATAAGTCTGTTGCCTGACTTCCATGCATCATGATTAGAAGTGAGATATATAAATAAAGGTATCGAAAGCATTAAATACCTTACAAACAGAATCGGGTGTGATGAAAAGGTACTTAATCAGTCTGCCTCAATTAGAGCAAATCTCTTTCGACAGGGTATATTATGCCTTGGTGTTAGAAGGAGACGGCAGAATGATAGTTTATGGAACTGGACGTACAATTGAAGAATGTAGGAACGATGTAATTAATAAGAGATTGTATTCGGAACCGATAGGGCATAGATTGTTCATCTCTCTCGCCAATAGTCTGGTACGGTGCAATCTGGATATAGGAGTTCCTGCTGGTAACAATACGCTGTCTCTGTTCACTATAAGGTTATGTGATGCGAAAACCCATATATACGGACATCGTTATGGGCATAAGAGCATACAGTGTGCTTTGAATCCTTATATAATAAGACCCTTCTTATCTTATATAACGTATAGGAGCAGAAGGGACAAGACGGGTGATGTAAAATGGCGGAAGGTTATGAGGGAGAAGGGGAGGAGTATGACTCCCCAGGAACGAGAGGAAAGACGACCGAAAAAATGAGTGAAGAGGATAGGATGGTCTATCTTCAGGAATTCATGCAGTTGAAGGGGGTGAAAGAATCCCGTGCAGAAGCTCTGTTCAATGCGGGATACAGGAGCCTCATGGATATTGCAGTTGCCCCGATAGGGGATTTGGTTGAGCAGACAGGATTCGGTAAGGTTGCTGCTGGTAAGCTCATAGAGCAAGCGAGAGCTTTGTCGGACGTTGGTAGGATTAAGAACGGGAATGAGCTGGTTGCCGAAGAAGGAAGATACACCTATCTCACTACAGGCAGTCCAGAGATTGACAATCTGATTGGTGGCGGATATACAACTGGGTGGATAACTGAACTTTACGGCGGATACGGAAGCGGAAAGACGCAGGCGTGTCTGACTGCATCTGTAATGGCCACCAGACCCAAGGAAGAAGGTGGGTTGGACACAGATGTGATTTATGTCGATTCGGAAGGTACGTTCAGAATCTCTCGTGTGAAGCAGATTGCGGAAGCGAGGGGTTTTGATTTCGATGGGGTTGCATCCCGTCTCCATGTAGTCAGGGCGAACACCAGCGCACATCAGATTGTGCTGATGGATAAGATACGGCAACTTGGGGTGGAGAAGAATGTGAAACTGTTGATTGTAGATTCCATCATATCTCACTTCAGGGCAGAGTATATCGGCAGGGGTGCGTTGGCAGAGAGACAGCAGTTGCTTAACTCATATCTTTCTCAATTGCAATCTTTTGCGGAAGCGAGGGGGGCGGTCGTACTTGTTTCAAATCAGGTACAGGAGAGTCCTGGGTTGATGTTCGGAGACCCGATAAGACCTGTCGGAGGATATGTGCTGGGGCACTCGGCTCAGGTGCATATCTACATCCGAGTTGGAGCTAAAGGAAGGCGTGTATTCAAACTGATGAAGTCTCCTATACTCCCCAATGGTGAGAGGATTTGTGCGATTAATTCAGCAGGAATTTGTGATATAGATTTCAAACCCGTGGAATGAATAAATATTAAATAGTAATAGAGAGATGAAGGAATGATAAATATGACGATGGTCACATTAAGTACAAAATATTGTTTGAGCGATGAGGACGTAGAGGTTCTGATAGATAACGACTTTGAGAAGAGCACGGTCTGGTGGATGCGTTCTCTTACAGAGGACAGATTCATGAACTACGGGAAGAGAATCCCTGCGAACGAGCCGTTCAGGGTGGAGCTGGACCTTCCAGATGGGGAGTACCAGTTCGGATGCGGTAAATACGATGTCAAGAACTCGAATGATAAGCCTTGTTCTCAAAAGGTCACGCTCTACATAGAGGGTGGGAAAGTCAATTACTGCAAGTGGAACGAACTCCCCTCTAAGGGTGAGAAGAAGGATGTTCCGAAGGTAGATTACGAAGGGGGGTCTGGTGGGTCGAAAATAGACTGGAACGCAGACGGGAGAAAGAAGGATAAAATGGATGATGATAACACCCCCATTGTCCTCATGGAAGACTATTACTATTGTAATAAATTCGGATTCGTACTCCCGAAGGGGGAGATTCCTACAGACGACTCGTGTTTTGAAGTGAGAGATGCAGGCTCTAAATTCGACATGGCACCTACGGTAGCTTGCAGGAACTGTATGAACATCAGGAGACTCTACAGAACGGATGCGAGTTAAATGTCTCCTCAGTTGTTCTTGAAGGATTCGGGTAAAAGCACCGAGATTTACAAGCGATTGCCCCCTTCAGTCAAACCTTTTCTTGAAATTTATGACG